GTTTAAATCTGAAACTGCTGCATTGGCTAACATCCAAACTGGTGTTAAGTCATCTGCTGCTTTACAAATATTGACAGTTAGTCCAATCCCTCAGGATGGATCAAGCTGTGGATTTACAGCATCAGGTGATGTAGCTTTCACACAAAGAAACATCGAAGCTAAATCAGTAAAGTATGAAGATTCACTTTGCCCTAAGGCACTTGAAACTAAATGGACTCAGATTCTTTTAAGAGCTGGTCAGAACTATACTGAGGCTGACATCCCTGCAATGATCATGGATGAAATCATAAAGTCAGTAAATAAGAGAAATGAAACTGCTGACTGGCAAGGTGATACTACCAGTGGATCAGCTTATTTGAAGATCTATGATGGTCTTATAAAGCTTATTAATGCAGCATCAGGTGTTGTTTCTGCAACTGCTTCAACTTACAACAGTACAAACTGCCGTACAATTGTAGCTAACATAATCACTAACATACCAGCTGCTTTAAAAGGTGATGCTGATGTTAAGATCTTCATGGGTTATGATGCAGCTGAAATATATCGTCAGAAATTAATGAACGATGATCTTTACCATGTGCCTGCTGGAACTGGTGTACCTTTAATGGCTGAGGGATCAGTACATCAAATAGTACCTGTTCATGGTTTGGATGGTTTATATTCAACAGCTGGTCAATCATGTATCTTTGCAATGAAGGCTACAAATATGTACTTAGGTGTTGATATGCAAGGTGAAGAAGAGCAAGCTCGCATGTGGGTAGATGGCTCCGATATGGAAACAGTGAAATATAGAGTAGCATTCCGTAGAGGATGGCAAGTTGCTATACCAAGCGAGATTGTGAAATATGCTAACTCATAATAATTAAATAATCAAGGGCCGAGAGCAATCTCGGCCTTTATAAAACTTATAAAAAATGGCTTGTGCTTTAACTCAAGGATATACATTAGATTGCAGAGATTCTGTAGGTGGTATTAAAACCATCTATGTTACAGAACTTGCAAACAAGTCCAGCATCACTGCAGCAAGTGGAACTATTACAGCTTTCACATTAACTGCCGGTAAAAAGTTTTGGACTTATGAATTAATAAAAGAAACAGCATCATTGACTGAAAACATAACTACAAATGATACCAATGGTACATTGTTTTATGAGCAGGATTTGACTTTTACCATCCGTAAGATGCAAGCTTCATTGAGCCAAGAAATAAAATTACTTGCTCAAAATAGATTGATGATTATAGTGCTTGACAGAAATGGTAAGTATTGGTTATTAGGTCAAAACAATGGAGCTGAATTACAACCATCAACAGGTGTAACAGGTGTTGCATTTGGTGATATGAATGGCTACAACTTAGTGTTCAAGGCAAAAGAGGAAAATCCTATGAACGAAGTTGCAGCAAACTTAATATCAGGATTGACTACATAAAAATACCTTTGTTTGTTTTGTTTTGGGTTTAGTTAGCGAAGCTCTCCGAATGGGGAGCTTTGTTTTTTTGCACAAAACACAAAAAAATATATTTAAAGATATGATTCAAATAACAAAAGGAATAGCCAATACAGTGGTATTAACTCTAAAAGAGAAAACCACATTGACAAATCCAAAATATTTATTTGTGTTTAAGAACGATCAAAGCAATGTGGATAGCAAATTTATTGCAGCCGATACATCAACATATCCGGACAGATACAATAAGTTTGTAATAACAGAAAAAACAAGCAGTCCTAATCCATTGACAGGCGAAGTTACATTGTCATTGGATGGCTTTTATACATACACTATTTATGAGCAAACAAGCTCAACAAATCTCAATCCTGCCAATGCAACAAAAGTAGTAGAAACAGGAAAGGTGCAAGTATTTGCAACAGCAGCAGCTGATCATACATATAGCCCTGATTCAAACATAACATATATTTACAATGGATAATAATTTGCTGGTAATAAAGTTGGATAATGCCAAAATGCCTGAGTTTAAAGAGGTAAAAAATAAAGATTATATTCTTTATGGGGATAACAATTTGTATCCTGATTATTTATTGGAACTATTTACAAGGTGTTCAAAGCATAATGCCATTGTAACCGGTAAAGCTCAAATGATAAAGGGCAGAGGATGGGATGTGAACGATCAGCTTTTGACATTTATCAATAAGCCAAATGCTTATGAAAATCTTAACGATATACTTTATAAGTCAGCAATAGATTTAGAGTTGTTTGGTGGGTTTGCTTTACAAATAACATGGTCAATTGCATCAAAAAAGATAGCAATAATAAGCCATTTAGATTTCAGTAAGTTAAGAGTTACAAAGGATGGTGATTATTTATATTGTGAAGATTGGACAGATTACAAGAAGGTAAGGAATGAAACAAAGAGGTATCCAGCTTACAATACTAAAAATCCAACAGGAACTCAGATATTGTATTACATGCAATATCGACCATCTTTGAAATACTATCCGATACCTGACTATGTTGGATCGGTAAGTGCAATTGAAACAGACATCGAGATCAATAACTTTCACTTAAACAATATCAGACAAGGATTCTCAGGTGGTACGTTAATCAATTTTAATAGTGGAGCCAATCCACCAGTTGAATTACAAAGAGAAATATCAAAAAGGATTAAAGAAAAATATCAAGGCACAGATAGAGCAGGAGCTGTAATTGTAACATTTAGTGATGGCAAAGATAAAGAGCCATCAGTAATGAGTTTAAGTCCATCAGAATTAGACAAACAATTTTCATTATTAAAGGAATCCACAACTCAGGAAATATTTGTAGGAGCAAAAGTTACAAGTCCGACATTGTTTGGAATTGCAACAGCTGGAGCATTAGGACAAAGAAATGAGATGAAAGATGCTTTTGAGATGTTTCAAAATAATTACATTGCACATAGACAATTTATATTCGAGCAAGTATTCAATGATTTGGCAGCTGTAAATGGATATCCAAAAGAGTTAAAAATCATACCAACACAACAAATTAACAGCCAATTAAGCGAAAATACATTAATTCAGATCATGACAAAGGATGAATTAAGGCAAATGATTGGATTGGAGCCATTGGTGCAGGTAACAGCTGAGAAACAATTTTCTGTAGATATAGATTTAAAAAAAAAAATTGATATTTTCTCAAAGTACGGATGCAGTGAGGATGAATGGGAAATGCTAAGCTCCGTTGATTTCAAGTTTGATTCAATGTTTGATCTAAGCGAGGTTGATAGACAAATTTTGTCAATTATTGACACAGATGAAAATATATCAGCTGATAGGATTGCAAGTGCTTTGAAGTTAAAAGTATCTGATGTTGCTGATAGGATTAATAAGTTGATTGAAAATAAGCTGATCTATGTCAGACAAGTCAATGATAATGGGATGAAAGTAACAAAGTCCACATTGACAAAAGAGGCAAAAGGAATAATCAAAGATAAAGCTCCATTAAGTCAGATAAAAGTATTTTATAAATACGATTGGGCCACAGGCTTTTCAAATGCTGATTTAAAAACAAGTAGAGATTTTTGCAGGACATTGATTGAACTTAAAAGATTATATACAAGAGAAGATATAAACCAAATTTCTAATGATTTAGGGTATTCAGTTTGGAACATGAGAGGTGGTTATTATCACAATCCAAAAACAGACATAACAACTCCTTATTGTAGACATATTTGGAAACAAGAAATAAGAAAACTAAAAGCTAAATAAAATGGCTGTATTATTTATTACACAAACTGCATTAGAAGAGGCATCACTGATCAACGAAAATGTTGATATGAAGTTGTTGAAGCCAACAATTATCACTGTTCAAGATATGCAGATACATACCACAATTGGCACAGGCTTATTTGAGGAACTCAAAACACAGATAACTGCCGGAACTGTAACAAATTTGAACAAAACATTGTTGGATAATTACATCCAGCCTGCCATTGTTTGGTGGTGCATGTATGAAGCTCCAATAAATTTAAGTTACAAGTTTATGAATAAGGCAGTTGTAAAGAGATCATCCGAGAACTCAGATGCTCCAGCCTATGATGAACTTATATCTGTAGCCAATAAATATAAAGACAAAGCTGAGTGGTACACAAAGAGGTTATTTAACTACCTTTGTGAGCATTCATCTGACTATCCATTGTTTGACAATCCTGGTGATGGTGAAGACATTATACATCCAACATCAAATGTGTATAACACAGGAATGATGTTAGATTTTGACTATACAAAGCCATCCAGCATGAAATATAACAGTCCAAATGGACAAATAAATGGGGATGGATGTTGCGATTGGTCATTTGAAATATTGTAACATTATTAGTATTTTTATATTTATGAATAGAGGTACAAAAAAAGGATCAAAGCATGGCGATAACGAGAAAAAGTTAGCCATATATTTAGCAAAAAATGCAGACATTAAACCAGTTAATACAAAAGCTAAATGATTTTGCAACGAATCACCAGCAAGTCCATTCATTTGGCTTTGGTGATTTGTGGGAAATTGAGGCATCCGGTGCTAAAAATGGCACAGTGATGTGGGCTAATGTAGTGAGTGGGAGTGTTGATGTAACAGGCAAACAGGCAACGATGGATTTTAGGGTTTGCATTATGGACTTAGTGAAAAAAGATGAAAGCAATGAGAATGAAGTCCTATCTGATTGCTACCTAATAGCCTTAGATTTGGTTGCTTATTTGAACTATCAAACCAATTGGGACAATTACACAATGTCAAGCAATGTACCAATGACTCCATTTACTGAAAGATTTGACAATGACTGGTCAGGATGGATTGTTGATGTAACATTACAAAATAGATTTACAAGTGATTACTGCCAAATACCTTTGAATTAATGGCTTTAAATATACAAGATGCAAGGATCTTAATAAAAAGATCAACAACAGCTGGACAAGTGCCAACAGCAGCTCCATCCAATGACCATACAGATGGCACATGGGATGCATTGGACATTTATGAGGGTGAGGTGTTTATCAATTTAGCTGATAGCAAAGCATGGTTTCGATCCAATACAGGCATAATAGAGCTGGCAACATTGAATGGACCAACAGATGCCTTTATAAATGGGGGTAATACCTTTGGTGCAACGGCTGTGTTTGGTGCAACAGATGATCAGGCAATTGATTTCAAAGCCAACAATACAACGATATTTAGTTATGATAAGAATGGCATTGAAGTAAAGACAGCAAAGCCAATTTACTTTCAAGATAGTGGAGGAAGCAATAGAGTTGATATATCAGCTCCATCATCCATCTCAGCATCTTACTCATTGAACTTACCAACAGCTCAAGGATCAGCAGATACATATTTAAAAAATGATGGATCAGGCAATTTAAGCTGGGCGAGTGTAACAGGTGGAGGTGGGTTAAAGTCAGGAACTGCAACAGCATCAACAACCGATGTGTACACTACAACGATTACAGGGGTTTCATCATATACTACAAATGATGCTTATATAATAAAGTTTAATACAGCCAATTCAAATGGTGCTACATTGAATATCAATAGCATTGGAGCAGTTGATTTAGTAAAAAATACCAATGTTACAATAACAGGCGGTGATATATCGGTAGGGCAGGAGTTTTTGGTAGTTTATGATGGTACAAACTTTCAAATGATTGGCATTGCTCCCAATCAAATGTTTGCTTATGTAACCAATGCTGATAGTGTAACAATAAATAAAGGGCAACCTGTTTATGCTTTTGGTGCGAGTGGGGATAGGATGTCAGTAAAATTGGCAAATAATACAAGTGAAGCCACATCATCAAAGACAGTAGGCTTAGTATTTAGCAGCTCCATTGCTGCTGGTGCAACTGGCTTTGTAATTACTCAGGGTGTTTTATCAAATGTAAACACAGCAGCATATACAGCTGGTGATACATTATATGTTGGATCAACAGCAGGAGCTTTGACAAATACAATGCCTTATGCTCCAAATCATTTGGTAAGGATTGGTATTGTTGAGAGAACTAACTCAGGGAACGGTTTAATATATGTAATGGTGCAGAATGGCTTTCAGCTTGATGAACTTTCAGATGTTGATATAACATCAACATTACCTGTCAATAATGATGTATTGACTTATGTAACAGGGACCAATAATCTTTGGAAACCAAGAAGCATATCAACTATTTTAGGATATACTCCAGCGAGTACAGCATCGACAAGAAAGATATTATTAAAGACCACAACAGATGCATCAACAAGCTCAACAACTTATGTAATATTATATAGTGGATTGATACCTGCAAACACATTTAGTGTGGGTGATATGTTTCTTTTTGAAATGACATACAGAAAAACAGGAACAACAAACACAGCAGGATTAAGAGCTTATTTCAACACATCAGCATCATTAACAGGTGCAACACAGATAGCACAAAAGGTAACAAATGCAGCGAATAATTTATATGGTAGAGTTTCAAGAACTCCATTAATAAAAAGTGCTACAAATACTGAGGTTATAATACCAACGAATAATATTGTTACAGATATGACTGAGGTAACAAATGCCGCTTCATCTCTAAATATTAATTGGACTGTTGATCAATATTTTATTATTGCAGGTATAGTGTTAAGTGCATCAGATACTCATATATTGTCAGGAGCTTATTTAGAAAAAATATAAAACATGGAATTTGTATCAATAACAAATAAAGTTGCAACATATAAAGAGGTGAATTACGAGCTTGTTGAATTTATGGAAGTAGATGCAATTAGCTTTTTAATGATTACCACAACCAATCCAATAAACTTTTTTTATGATGATACTGAGTTTAATGGAGAGCTTTACACATCTGTAGAAGAATTAAACCAAACATTTATAAACTAATGGAAGATCAAGCAATTTACAAAGATGAATATTTACAAGAAACAGTCAACATGGTACAAAAAATATTGGATGAGAGAGAATGTCATCTTGTTCCTGTTGGTCAGTTTATAGGTAATGAGTTAACTTATAAGATAACAATTAAGAAAAATGAAAGATCAGAATCTAATTAGCGACTATCTTTTGATTGGTAGTTTTAGCTCCTTTGGTTTTTATCAAGCTTTGGCAGAGGTATCAGAATTTTGCAGATTAATGCTACCAATAACAGGTGTATTTTCATTCTTAATTTATTGCATAATTAATTTTAAAGCTATCAAAACTTTCTTTAAAGGTGCAAAATAATATCTCAAAACATATAACATTCAACGAGGCTACAAAAAGTCCAACAGCCATCCGCAATGGCATCAAGAATGAGCCAAATGCTCAGGAGCTATCTAATATGAAGTTAGTTGCTGAAAAATGCTTTGAGCCATTGAGGGAGTGGTACGGAAAGCCAATCAAAGTAAATAGCTTTTTTAGATGTGAAAAACTTAATACATTAGTTAAAGGTAGTAAAACAAGCCAGCATGTTGAGGGTAAAGCCATTGACATGGATGCTGGTAGCAAACAAGAAAATAAAAAGATATTTGAGTGGTGCAAAGCCAATTTAGTATTTGATCAGATCATTAATGAATATGACTATAGCTGGGTGCATATCAGCTACAATGCGAGTAAAAATAGAAACCAAATATTAATAGTAAAATGAAAAATAAATTTTTTAAAAATATTGCAGCTCCAGTATTAAGAGGTGTATTAAAGTCAGTACCATTTGGTGGTATAGTAGTGGAATCAGTTAAAAATATTAAGACAGAATTTGACAATACTAAGACAGTTGAGGACAAACCATTGCCACATAATTGGCTAAGTATAACAGTGCAAGTAATTTGTTTGCTGGGTATTGTTTATGCTTTTGTTTCAAAGCAAATAACTATAGAGCAATTTATTGACTTATTGCCTAAGTGAGAAAAGATCCTAATGAAGAATTAAATGAAGTCCTGCTATTATTGTTAGGACTTTTTTTATTTTTTATTTTTTTACATTATTACATAGCCACAAACTTATGAAAGCTAACGAGTTTAAAGTATTAGAAGATTGCATTGAAAAAGGCATCGAATATGGCTTAATGAAATTTCATAAATACTATGACTTTGAGATTCCGGATGAACATATAAATAATTTAAAGCAACAGCTGGAGTATGGAATTTCAAACCAAATATGTGAATACTTTAACTTTGATAACGATGGCCAGGAGTAAATCCCAAAAGAGATTAATTGCTGAAGAATACTGCGAGAAACATCCAACAGCAGCACATCACCAATTAGCAAGAATTATCTATAAAAAATACTCTGAACTTTATAAAGATACAGAGGAAGTAAGATCTCATGTAAGAGTAGTAAGAGGTAAGGGTGGTGAAAGAAAAAGAAAAGAATCAATAAGAAAAGACCTTTTTGAGGACTTTCAAAGATCACCAGCAGGTGCAATAAAGAATCCATATTTACTACCTGAGAGTTACGAAATAAAACGAGAGCCATTTATACTACCAAAGGCTAACAAAAATATTTTAGTAATATCTGATCTTCATATACCTTACCATAACATTGAGTCAATTACATTGGCTTTAAATTATGGCAAAAATGCAAACATTGATACCATCATTATCAATGGGGACTTACTTGACTTTTATCAACTATCCCGATTCCATAAAGATCCGAGAAAAAGAAAAGTTAATGAAGAGTTAAATGCAGCAAGGCAATTTTTACAGATACTTAGGCATCATTTCAAAGCTGCAAATATTTACTTTTTATTAGGCAACCACGATGTAAGGTATCAATTATGGCTTGAGAGCAAAGCTGTTGAGCTTTTGGGATGTGAAGAGTTTGAACTTGCAAGCCTATTGCGATTGGGTGAATTAGGCATAACATTGTTGGATGATCGTACATTGATAAAGGCTGGAAAGCTAATAATAACACATGGACATTTAGTAATAAGAGGTGTATTTGCTCCGGTAAATGCTGCTCGTGGAGCTTATATGAGGGCCAAACAATCAATATTAATCGGACATACACATAAGATCAGCGAACATACAGAAACCAATATGGATGGGGATATTACAACCACATGGAGTACAGGATGTTTGAGTGAGCTTTCACCGGATTACAATCCATTTGCCAATGGTTATGCTCATGGCTTTGCACATGTTAGGATAACAGGGAGTGATGGTGGCTTTTCAGTTAAAAATATCAGAATATTTAATGGCCAAATACTTTAACCATGTACATGGAACTGCAAATAATACGGCAGGAAGTAGAACAATTGGAAGATGAGGATGGTGTGCCTTATGAAAAGCCTATTGATGATGCATGGACTCAGAAGACATATAGCTTTGATCTGAGGCAAGTCAGGATATATGCCTTTGAAAGCACTGAAATAATGCAGAATAAATGTACCATTGTGTATTTAAACAATGATGAAGTG